GTTGTAGAACCGCCCGCACAAACCGGGCATATAGACGGGTTACCGGTTTTTACTTGTCCAGATCCATTAAGCTTTAAAAATTTAGCCACGCTTTCATGCACACCGTCCGTACGCCTAATATCGAATAACTGTTTAATGTCAGCAATTGGATCCATTACCGCCTTCCACTGCGCATATAACGCAGCATTCAAATTACCGACCTTGCGATAATGATCACCGACAATAACATTATCCTTATCTAATTGAGTGAATTCGTTTCTATTACCTCGTATGGTTTCAAACATATCTCCGAGTACAAGTTTTTGATCATTACTCGTAGCAAGTTCAATATTTGCCTGGTTATTAAATTCTTTAAAAGAACCTGAATAGTGTGTGAGTTTTAATATTTCTCTGTTATCAGTATTAACAAAGGCGAGAGTACCGCCTTTTTGATTGATAACATATTTGTTTCGATACGTTTCAGAATTAATGGTACCGGAACTAACAGATGTGTTTTCCCATTCACCTGGATAATCTAATCCAGGTTGATCGGTTGTCGCGTCGTATATACTATTCCACTCTGAGATACCGTGCGATGCGCTAAAAATAACAGGCTTTAAAGGGTCACCAGCGTTAAAAAACACCCAGACATGCGCTCCAACATTTGGAATAGCAAACGATCCCTTTCCACTATTACTATAACACTCTGGCGTATAATTATAACTTAGTTTATTGACGTTATTGACGTTTGTTAATTGAGGGTTATTAAACGCATCGCTTAAATTAACCGTCGCCATATCATAGATATGACCGGGTTTTTCAGCAATATTATCAAGATTTTGTGCGTAAGGTGATGATGAGGAGCTGTTCAAGCTCGCAGCAGATGTATTGATACTCGATACAGCGGAGGTTGATGATGAGCTTAAGCTTGCTCCGGTTGTGGCTGCTGTATACGATCCAAACAAATAATTAAAATTGCTACCATCGCTCGTTGTGGCAAGCTTTGAAGCTGCATGATACCTACCAGCGCTCGACTCCCCGGCAATTGGTGATGCTATTTCAGCCCACGGTAAAATTAACTTTAAGTCGTCAATAATATTTGTTAAATCGCTGCCTACGTTATTTCCAATAAATTTAAAAACTCTGTCAACAGCAGGCTGAATATCACTATTCTCAGTCCAGCTTTTATAAATTGTCGGGGTAATATGCGGTACAAAAACTTTAACTCTCCCACGATATTGCGGATCGTTATTCTGTACAACGATGCCCATATAATTGCCGTAATATTTTGGATAATCCATACTTGATTTAATATTATTTACACATATAATCTAAATATGCTAATTAAAGTATCGCACGAATCTCCGATTTCTATTCTCCAGACATCGACGCTTTATAATGATTTTGATTACGCTTTAGTGCATCTTTTCGAGACTCATTCAAAATATTATGAGTATTTTAAGCGTTCAAGAGATGTATATAATCGTGAAGTTCTTTTAGATAACTCAATTTTTGAGCTTGGACATGCTTTTGATAGTGGTAAATTTCTTAAAGCAGCTGTTGATCTAAAGCCAAATATGTTTATTGTACCTGATGTTCTTGAGGATGGTAACGAAACGAGACGTAGTTTTGTAAATTGGATTGCTGAAGGTAAAATTCAACAAATTAAGGATGTTTGCTTTACTAAAGCAATCGGAGCGGTGCAAGGTAAGACTTGGCAGGAGCTTATTGATTGTTATAAATTTATGTCAGATCATGCTGATATGATTGCTATTAGTTTTGATTTTTCTTATTATGAGATAGCCGGTGAGGGATATTCGAAACTTGATAAATGGTGTACGGGTCGTCAGCGTTTTATTAGTCAGCTTATTGATAAAGGTATTTGGAATTGGAGTAAACCGCATCATCTTCTTGGTTGTTCTTTAGCTAAAGAATTTCGCTATTATATTAATCATAATATTTTTAATATTATGAGTTGTGATACAAGTAATCCGATTGTAGCAGCATTACATGGTATGCAATATGATGCTGAATATGGCTTACCTATTAAGCCGTCCACTAAACTTGCTGATTTGATAGATCACGAAGTTACGAAAGATGAGATGGAAATCATTGAGTATAATACTAAAATGTTTAAGAAAATCTTATGCAGATAGATGATAATTGGATAGCTTTTTTTAGTCAGAGTGGTACTGAATTGTTTAATATAATTCATCATATAGGTAGAGCGCCAATAGCTATTATTACTAATCGACAAACTGATGATGGTTTAAATGTTAATCTTAAACAGTTAAGAGATAGCGAACAACTTAATTGGGTTACAATACCGAAGAACCCTGAATCAAAACATTATAAGAAAGCTCTAAAATTGTATAAAGACCCATTAATGACTCTTCACGGTTATCTAAGAATAATACCTAAAGATATCTGTAAGAAATATAAACATATATATAATTTACATCCAGGGCTTATAACAGAGTATCCTGATCTTAAGGGTAAGGATCCACAAGTTCGTGCTGTAAGGGCTGGCTATAAGACAGCTGGTGCAGTAATTCATAAAGTGATACCTGCTGTTGATGAGGGTGAGATTATTACATCACACGCTATTAATATTAACGGCTACAGTGAAGAAGAGGTTATAGATCAACTGCATTGTCTTAGTAGTATAATGTGGTATCAATTTTTTAAAGATTATGAGCATAGACGAAATAGTAAAAACAATTGAACAACAGTATCCTAGTACTTGCGCTGAATTTAAAAAGATTCAAGCTGAACATTATCAGACGTTTTGTAAAAAGCAGTTTGATTATGGCCCAGGTAATATCTCTCTTGGTTCATCTTTAAATACAGCTGAAGAACGTAAAGCGTCTATTTCTGCTATTGTTGTTCGACTTAATGACAAACTTCAACGCTTAATCAATCTTGTCTTAAGAAAGAATAGCCTTGAATCAGCTAATGAATCAGTGTTTGATGCTTTTCTTGATACAGCTGTTTACAGCATTATCGCTGAGATTGTTAATCGTGGCAAGTGGGCGAAGTAGTATCTACAATTGAGATATGCTGATAAGCTTTTCTGGTGTTCAGAGTTCAGGTAAGACTACATTGCTTAAGCTTTGTAAGGAAATTTATGCTGATAGATATGAGTTTGTAGATGAGGTTACTAGATTAGTAAAACGTGAGTTTAATGTTCCTATTAACGAACAGGGTACTGGTTTAACGCAGTGCTTAATCGCTAATAATCATATCGAGAAAGTTCTAAGATTTAGGGAGACAAAGGGGGCTATATTTGATCGCTGTATTCTTGATGGTTTATGTTATACAGGGTATCTGCACATAGAGAGCAGTGTTCCTAAGTGGGTATTTGATTATACTAAGAATGTTTTTAAAAAGCTTATTACTCAATATGATGTTATTTTTTATACTGATCCGTATGATGTAGCTCTTGTTGATGACGGTGAAAGGAGTGTAGATGTAGAGTTTAGAAATAAGATGATTGAGACGTTTGAGCAGGCAATTATCTCGTATGATGATTTATTAAAAGATAAAATCGTTCGACTAAAAGGAACAGTTGAAGAACGAATGGAAGCTATTAAAATAAAGCTACAATAATTATGACAACTAACATTACCGATATTGCTTCAAAGACTCTTGGTTCATCAGCGTCATACGCTGTATATACTGAGCAGTTTGATCCTTCGCTTCTTAACCCTATGCCTCGAATTCTTGCCCGTGATGGGTGGGGAATCAAGGGTGATGAATTTGTAGGATTTGATACTTGGCACTGTCATGAAGCTACATTCCTCTTAAATAATGGTGTACCGGTTGCAGGTACGGTTAAGTTTGTTTATCCAGCTGATTCAGAGTTTATGGTTGAGTCAAAGTCAGCTAAACTTTATATGAACTCTTTTGATATGTGCAAAATGGGTGAAACAATTGACGAAGCTATTAAGAATTACGAAAAGCAAATTACTCTAGATCTTACAAACGCAATTGGTAAGGAAGTTAAAGTTAAGTTTTTCGAATCTGGTAAATCAGGTCTTTTTCCTCTCAGTAATTATACCGACCTTTATAACATTATTAATAATGCTAAGGATGTGGTGATTACTGATTATGATGCTAAGGAAAATCATTTAAAGTTTATTGATCGTACAGCAAGTAATAACTATACATTTGATAATAAATTCTTTACTAATGCTTTGAGATCACGCTGTCGCCATACAAAACAAAAGGATACAGGAGCTGCGTATATTAATATTATTACAAAAGGATGCGCTGTAGATCCTGTATCACTCTTTAAACAGATTGTATCACTACGAGAGGTTAATGAGTTTCATGAATTCTGCGCTGAAAAGCTTCTTACGAGTATTATGGAACATAAAGAGGTTGTTGATTGTGTTGTTACTTTGCTTTATTCACGACGTGGATCACTTGACATTAACCCATCTCGTGCAACGAATAGGCATCTTTTACCTAACCTTTTGAGTGATATAAACGTCTATACCGAAAAGGCAATGGGACAGTAATTTAGTTCGTTGGTTGTTGTTACAAAAAAGAGCCGTCTTAAAGACGGCTCTTTTCTTTTATATATTTAATTTATATTAACCGAGGTATGCTTGTAGATTGGCGTGACCGCCGGTTGTACGGACCTGATGATTTACGTCAGGGCTACCGGTGAGGAAGAAGAAATTATCAATAACAGATGACTTTGTTGGATCGATAATAGTTGTAGTGGCATTAGCAGATAAGCTGATTGATGTTGTAAGGAGTGAGCGCTGAGGAAAGGTAATTGTTAGTGTAGCAGACTTCGCATTGCTATATGTTGATGTTGCAATAACTCCAGGCCATACTTGTGCTGTCGGTAGAAGTGTGGGTGAGCTGAGGCTTAGATTGATGCTAGTTACTCCACCCGCTGCACTAAGAGATACATAATCACTGTTAGCACTAGTAGCGATACTGAGTGTACAGGAGAGTACCGGTCCGAGGGTGGTTCCGCTAATATTAAGCTTAAGAGTAGAAGTGTATCCAGCTGCTGTTACGGTTGATGAATTAACACTGCTAATAAGAGCAGGTGTATTGAGAACGGTTTCGTATGCCATATACTATTATTTATTCATCACAACGTCTTTTTTTTACCACAATATACAAAGGGAAAACCCGGCCTTTCGACCGGGTTTTCTTTGTTGATCTTTGCGGATCGTGTTACACTTCTTAGAAGTAAACAGACTGAGTAGCAGGCGTAAATGCTGTACTGAGACCCTGAAGAACGATGACGTGGTAATAAAGATTCGCACCGAAGATGTTATCTACAACGCCATAACGGGTTAATAGACCAACACGAGGTGAGAAATCGTTAGGACCGATGGTTCTCTGTACCATTACAGGAATGTAAGGGCAATAGATGATACCAGTGTCATAGAACTCAGGCCCCTTGTAACCAAGGAGTGCGTAGTCGAGACGTGTTGTACGAGTCTGCGCGGCGATACCTTGGTTGGTATTGCTGGCTCCAGGGAAGCCACCTTTACCACCGAAGTTACCACCAGCGTTAGCTTCGAACTGAGCCTCTGTACGTGTGTCACGGTAAACATTAAAGCGACCAGCTAAGGAGCCTACCTTTGCAACACCGACGGGCTGAGT